GGCCTTTTAAAGATCTTGGGAAAACAGTCGGAGTTTAGTGAGATTCTCCGACAAAGGCTCATTGGTTGCAGTAAAAACGTTTGCTGCATTTAATGATTGCCAAGTTTCACGGAAACAATTAGCTCCTGAAAACGTTTCCAAAAATGGATTCAACTTGTCCATCAACCAATAATAATAATCCTCACTATGAAGTGAAGCTTCCCTTAAAGCCCAATGTGCATTAATTGTAAATTGTTTCGCGGGGCTATTAACTTTTGACTTCTTGAGCCACTGAGTTGCTGATATAATTGAATCTTTATTTAATGGTGCAAACACAACACCATCTCTTTCAAGATAAGATCGTTGCAAAAATACTGTCTCAGCAATATCAATAAATTCCTTAAGTTCAGGAGATTTATCTTGTTCAGTACACTCATGATTCCAAAACATTTTTCGCAAAACACCAATAGTCTTACCATTCCATTCGTCAAATTTTGAACCAAGATTAGAATCATCACCAAAACATGCAAGTGAATTACTTTTATTAAAAGGTTCATCAGAAATTAACCGCCAAAGAGATCTATGTTCAACAGAATTGGCAACCGTGTTCATGAAACAAGTAATGAGACAACCAGAAGGCATCCCAAACATTAATATCACCACATCCCCAACGACCAAATAAAATATAAAATTTGACACTAGAAAAGAACGTATCAAAGATAGGAAAAAAGGAACAAGCAATAAAATCTGTCCTAAATACTTAACCGTCCCAAAAATCATCAAATAAATTTGATAATTTAAATCCCATCCACTAACATCTTGAGATACTATCTTTTTACCAAATTGGGTTAATTTACGATACAACAAACCCCACTGAACGGAATAAGGATTAATACCAACTGCTGAATCAGAATGACGATTAGATTCCAATATGGACATTAAATAACCAAAAATCATACGAGATTCCAAAGTAAAGTCTTTAGGTCCATAATTGTAATAACGAGTATGATGAGCTTGAACTTTTGGAATTTCTCTATCTTCATCTTTAAGGCCAAAACAGAAGGGTATCATGGGCTGTAAACCCATAATACGTTGCCAAATACGTTTATAAATAACGTATTGAACACGAGAATCAACATAAGGTCCAATTGTTAATCCTTTCTTCTTGAAATGACCTTCAAGAGGCATTGGTATACAAAGTTGACCATCAACCATCCACTTAGAAAGATCCGGTTTCTGATCCATAGTCACAGAACGCATTTGTGCATACCATTCTGGTTCATTCTCATCACAATTAGAATAATTAACATCCATATTAATC